GACCGCCACGGCCGCCGATCCGACCACGGTCGGGTATCACCTCTCGGCGCTTTATTCGCCGATCGGCTGGCTGAGTTGGGAGCGGATCGTGCGGGCATGGGATGCGGCCCAAGGGTCGGACGAGGCGATCAAGGCGTTCCGCAACACGATCCTTGGCGAGACATGGGTCGAGACCGGGGAAGCGCCGGACTGGCAGCGGCTCTACGACCGGCGCGAGCGCTGGACATCTGGCACGGTGCCTGTGGGCGGGCTGTTCCTGACCGCCGGGGCCGACGTGCAGAAGGACCGGATCGAGGTCGATGTCTGGGCCTGGGGGCGCGGACTTGAGTCGTGGCTCGTCGATCATGTCGTCATCGAGGGTGGCCCCGACCGGCATGACGCCTGGTCGGAACTGACGGCGCTGCTGGATCGAAGCTGGCCACATGAACGCGGCGCGCATCTCAGGATCGCCCGGCTCGCCATCGACACCGGCTACGAGGCCCCGGCGGTCTATTCCTGGTCGCGGGCGCAGGGGTTTGGGCAGGTGTCCCCGGTGAAGGGTGTCGAGGGGTTCAACCGCTCGAGCCCGGTCTCTGGCCCGACCTTCGTCGACGCGACCGAGGGCGGCAAACGTCTGCGGCGCGGGGCGCGGCTCTGGACCGTGGCGGTGTCGACCTTCAAGGCCGAGACCTACCGCTTTCTGCGGCTGGCGCGCCCGACCGATGAGGAGATGGCCGACGGGGCGGCGTTCCCGCCCGGCTCGGTCCACCTGCCGCACTGGGTCGAGAACGAATGGCTGAAGCAGTTCGTGGCCGAGCAGCTGGTGACGGTGCGCACGAAGCGCGGCTTCGCGCGGCTGGAATGGCAGAAGCTGCGCGAGCGCAACGAGGCCCTGGACTGCCGGGTCTATGCACGCGCCGCCGCCTGGATCGCGGGCGCGGACCGCTGGCCCGACGAGAAATGGCGCGACCTCGAGGATCAGCTCGGGGCCGCCCCCACCGACAGCGATCCCGCCGGGCAGATCAACCGGCCGGGACAGGCCCCGCAGGGCAAACGCCGCTCCGACTGGCTCGGACGGCGCGGAGGATGGTTCTGAGCATGACGGACTGGACGGAAACCGAACTTTCGGCGCTGCGCCGGGCCTATGCCAGCGGCACGACCCGGGTCAGCTATGACGGAAAATCCGTCGACTATGGCTCGGCCGAAGATCTGCTGAACCGCATTCGGACCATCGAGCGCGCCATCGCCGGGACCACGCGACCGCTGCCGGTCGCCGGGCTCGCAGGCTTCAGCCGCGGGGACCGCTGATGTCGGCGACCTGGTTCGACCACGCCATCGCCACAGTGGCCCCGCGCATGGCCGCACGCCGCGTCATGGCGCGTCAGGCCTTCGAGACCCTGACGCGGGGATATGACGGCGCCGCGCGCGGGCGGCGGACGGAGGGCTGGCGCGCTCCGGGATCCTCGGCCGACACCGAGATCGGCGTGGCCGGGGCGCTCTTGCGCGACCGGATGCGCGATCTGGTGCGCAACAACCCGCATGCGGCGAAGGCCGTCGCGGTGCTGGTCAACAACATCATCGGCGCGGGCATCATGCCCCGCGCCGCCAGTGGCGACGACACGCTGGACCGCAAGGTCGGCGCGCTTTTCGAGCGCTGGACGGCGGAGTGCGACGCCGACGGCCAGCTCGACTTCTACGGCCTGCAAACGCTGATCTGCCGCGAGATGGTCGAGGCGGGCGAAGTCCTGGTCCGTCGAAGGCTGCGTCGGGCAAGCGACGGTCTGCCGGTGCCGCTGCAGCTGCAGGTGCTGGAGGCCGACTTCCTCGACGCCACCAAATCCGGCGCCCTCGGCGCGGGACGGCTGGTGCAGGGGATCGAGTTCGACCCGGTCGGCAAGCGCCGGGCCTATTGGCTCCATGCCGAGCATCCGGGCGATGCCTATGGGGCCTTGCAGACCGGGCTGCAGAGCCGCCCGGTCCCGGCGAGCGAGATCGCGCACATCTACGAGAAGCAGCGCACGCAGGCGCGCGGCGTCCCCTGGGGCGCGCCGGTGATCCGCAGCTTGCGCGATCTCGACGATTACGAGGTGGCCGAACTGGTCCGCAAGAAGACCGAGGCCTGCGTCACCGCCATCGTGTTCGGCGACGACGAGGCCCAGCAGGGCATCGCGCCCTCCGTGGTCGATGCCGACGGCAACCGGGTCGAGCAGTTCGAGCCGGGGCTGATCGCTTACGCGCGCGGTGGCAAGGACATCCGCTTCAACCAGCCCTCTGCAACGGGCGGCTACGGCGAATACAAGCGCGCAAGCCTGCACACGATCTCGGCCGGGTTCCGGGTGCCCTATGAGTTGCTGACCGGCGATCTCAGCCAAGTGAACTATTCCTCGATCCGGGCGGGTCTCGTCGAGTTCCGCCGCCAGATCGACGCGGTGCAGTGGCAGTTGTTCATCCCGATGTTCTGCGCGCCGGTCTGGCGGTGGTTCACCGAGGCCGCATGGGCCGCGGGGCAGATCCCGTCGCCCATCGTACCGGTCGAATGGTCGCCGCCGAAGTTCGAAGCGGTCGATCCGCAGAAGGACGCGATGGCGAACCTGCTCTCGATCCGCTCCGGCACCATGACGCTGGCCGAGGTGATTGCGAAACAGGGCCGCAACCCCGACGCCGTGCTGGCCGAGATCGCCGCGACCAACGCCAAGCTCGACGCGCTGGGGCTGGTGCTCGACAGCGACCCGCGCCGCGTCACCAAGACCGGCAGCGTACAATCCAAGGACGGGCCCAGCGATCCGGTGACCGATCCGGCCGCCGACGACCCGGACACCGACGACCCGGCCGCCGACGCGGACAATGACCCGGCGCAGACCGACCAACAGGACTGACCCCATGGACACGATGATCGAACTGCCGGCCATGCGCCGGTCGGCGGAGCTTGCGCCGAACACGGCCGACGCCGACAGCCGCACCGTCGAGGTGGTCTGGTCGGCGGGGGCCCGCGTCCGCCGCGCCACCTTCTTCGGCGAGCCCTATGACGAGGAACTGAGCCTCGACCCGGCCCATGTCCGGCTCGACCGGCTGAACGCGGGCGCGCCCTTTCTGAAGGTGCACGAGCTCGACACGCTCGACGCGGTGATCGGCTCGGTCGTGCCGGGCTCGGCGCGGATCGAGAACGGCCGCGGCATCGCCTTGGTCCGGATCAGCGAGCGTGCCGATGTCGAGCCGATCTGGCGCGACATCCAGGCCGGGCACATCCGCGCGGTCTCCATCGGCTACCAGGTCCACCGCTTCGAGGTCTCGAAACCCGAGGCCGCCCGCGAACTCTGGCGCGCGGTGGACTGGACGCCGTTCGAGGTCTCCGCCGTCGCGGTCGGCGCGGACCCGGCGGCGGGCTTCCGCGCCCAGCATCCCCTTCACGACTGCGTCCTTCACCGCCGGGACGCCCCTTCAAGCACGAAAGGACCGACCCCGATGACGGACAAGACCGAGATCCCGGCGCGCGACGCCGCAACCCCCGCCACCACCCAGCCGACCGAGCCGGTCGAAACCGAGGACACCGCCATGACCGAGCCGAAACCGGCTGCGCCCGAGCCGAAGGCCGCCGCCAGCGAACCGAAGGTCCACGCAAGTGAGACGCGCAGCCAGCCGAAGACGCAGGCAAATCCCGCACCCGACACCGAAGCGGTTGCCACCCGCGCCCGCGAGGCGGAGCGCGACCGCGTCTCCACCATCTACGATCTGGCCGGGCGCCTGAACCTCGAGCGCGGCTTCGCAGAGGATCTGGTCAAGCGCGGCGTCAGCGTCGACGAGTCCCGCCGCCTGATCCTCGACCAGGTCGCCGCGAAATCCGACGAGACCCGGACCTTCCCGCACGTCTCGGTCCCCCTCGGCGGGCGCGACGAACGCATCACCCGCCGCGACGCCGTGGCGAACGCGCTGCTGCACCGCTACAGCCCGACGCTGTTCCAGCTGGAGGACGCCGCGCGCCAGTACCGCGGCATGACGCTGCTGGAACTGGCCCGCGAAAGCCTCGGCAACGCCGGGGTGAACACGCGCGGCCTCTCGCGCGACGAGGTGGCGACGCGGGCGCTGCATTCGACCTCGGACTTCCCCGAGATCCTGTCAGCGGTCACCAACAAGACCCTGCGGCAGGCCTACGAGGCCTATCCCCGCACCTTCATGCTGTTCTGCCGCCAGGTGCTCGCCACCGACTTCAAGGCCATGCACCGGGTGCAGCTCGGCGAAGCGCCGCAGCTGCTGGAGGTCGGCGAGAGCGGCGAGTTCAAGCGCGGGACGCTCGGCGAGAGCAAGGAGAGCTACAAGGTCAAGACCTATGGCCGGGTGGTCGCGATCACCCGCCAGACCCTGATCAACGACGATCTCGACGCCTTCACCCGGATCCCGGCGATGTACGGCAACTCCATCGCGCAGCTGGAGTCGGACGTGGTCTGGGGGATCATCACCGCCAACCCGGCCATGGCCGACGGCAACGCGCTCTTCCACACCACGCACAAGAATCTCGCGGGCACCGGCGCGGCGCTCGATGTCGGCAGCGTCGGCGCGGCGCGGGCGGCGATGGCCAAGCAGACCGGCCTCGACAAGAAGACGGTGCTGAACGTCCGGCCCGCCTTCCTGATCGTGCCCGCATCGCTGGAACTGAAAGCCGAGCAGCTGGTCGCCCAGAACCTGGTGCCCGCCGCGACGTCCAGCGTGGTGCCGCAGTCGATCCGCACGCTCGCACCGATCAGCGAGCCGCGCCTCGACGCCGCCAGCGAGACCGCCTGGTATCTGGCGGCCAGCCCGAACCAGATCGACACCATCGAGTACGCCTATCTCGAGGGCCAGCAGGGCGCATACATCGAGACGCGCAACGGCTTCGACGTCGATGGCGTCGAGATCAAGTGCCGCCTCGACTTCGGCGCCAAGGCCATCGACTGGCGCGGCCTCTACAAGAACCCGGGCGCGTAACCAGCACCCCAACATGCTGAACCCTGACATGCGGGCGGTTCTGACGGGCCGCCCGTCGTCTTTCCACGAGGATCCTCCCCATGAAAAACTTCGTCCAGCCCGGCAACACCATCACCCTGACCGCGCCCTATGCCGTCGCCTCCGGCGATGGCCTGCTCGTCGGCTCCATCTTCGGCATCGCCGCGGGAGCGGCCGCCCTCGGCGATCCCGTCGAGACCGCGCTAGTCGGCGTCTTCGACATCACCAAGGTCGGCTCCCAGGCCTGGACCGTCGGCGCCAAGGTCTATTGGGACGACACCAACAAGCGCTGCACCACGGTCGCGACTGACAACACGCTCATCGGCGTGGCCGTCGAGGCGGTAGCGAGCGGCGCGGGCGACACCATCGGCCGGGTGCGCCTGAACGCGACGTTCTGATGAGCGCCTTCGCCGCCGCCGTCGGCGCGCTCTTCGCCGA